CATAATTTTCAAAACGTTCATCATCCCAATCATTCACAGATGTATCTAACGCTATTTTTTTTGCTTGTTCCTCGTTATCTGCATCAACTTCTATTTCGTATGTTGCGTAAATAGTTTGACTAGCGGTTACTTTATATTTTTTCACTTGTCCCCCTCTTCATTCTCACAATATTCAGTTAAAAAATTATCAACACTTGAAGCCGTATCATCATCAATATCTGTAATTGTTTCGGTGTACCAAGTGCCATCCTCTCGTTCCATAGTTGTGACTATTGCCCAACCCGTACATTTTTTTTTCATATTATCCCTTCTGCTTTCTCGCTTGTTAATTAAAATGTCCCTCACCCAATGGGTGATCGTCCACTATTACAATATCATAATCTGGATATTCTAATTTCATTTTTCTTATACTCTCGTTCGCTATCTCATGAATATCAATCACTACTTGCTTGTCATCTACATTGACAGCGTGATATACTCTAACCTTTGCCATTATTCCTCATCCCCGTTTCTAAATACTCGGTCATATTTGAGTACAGATTTTAATTGATATAAGGCGTCCTCGATAAAACCTTCCTCATCAAAGTCAAAAAAAGTCTCATTTTCTTTTACACCTAACTCTTTTGCTCGCTCACCATCATGGTCATCATCGCTTGGGAACCCGCAGATCATAACCGAGTTTTTTTCCTTCCATTTAAGAAATTCTATGTCTTTCTTTAATTTTTTTATCTCTTCGTCTTTTGTCATATTATCCTCTCTGCTCGCTCGCTCGCTCGCTTGTTAGTTTTAAAACGGCTTTTAAGTTTTTGCTAGGTCGTGTGTTTCTGCCCAAAACTTTAAGCCGTTCTACTCGCACAAAATTAAACATCTTGCACAAATCCAGTTTGGTCTTTTAACGCCCGCCCCTTAGCGTATAGACCTACAATAACATTTTTTGGGTCATTAAATCTTAAATCTGATTTATCACCATTAAAAACCCTATAATTTAAAAATCTTTTTGGAAGTTTTTTTGATCTAAAAACCGCTGAAATATTTCCGCCCCGTTTTAAAATATCTAATGCGAGTTTTTTATTATCCTCATTAAGTGAATATGTTAAATGAAAGTTTTTTGGATATTGTTTTTTAATATACTTTAACGCGCGTTTATAAATTTTGGTGTATTCATAAAATTTAACGTTTGGAAATTCATCATATAACCCGTGTATGTTCCAATCTATATCACTAGTACCATTTAAACGTATAGCGGGCTTGAAACCCTTTTTTTCACATCTTAAAATATGTCTTTTAATCTCTATTCTTAATTGGTTTAAAAAATTTTCACGTTCTAAAAAATAATATTTTGTTTTATTAATACGCCCTAATTGTACTGATCCCATTTGGCCCCGCCCTGCTGTATTTAAACAGCTAGCCATACAACCCGCGCTAGCTAGCGCGCAAACATTAAAACCGCTAGTACGCGCGGGCGCTAAATATAAAATTGCCGTCATATAATTATATTTTTGACCCTTTATGGTTTTTGGGTTATTATCTATATTCAGTAATTTTTTTGATTTATATAATTTCATTTTAAAAACAATCAGCGCAATAACGCTGATCTATTCTAGAATACCAATCAGGGCGTATTAAAACCCCACAACACCTACAATTTAAAAATATATCACCCTTTTTTGAATTGTCTTTTTTGGGTCTTTTTGGCGTATCTTTTTTTATTTCTATTTCTATTTTTTCATTTGACATATAATCTTATAAATAATATATATTCCTATAATGTCAATAGTTAAAAATAAAAATAACAAAGCGAGGTTAAAATATGACTAAATCGACATATCCGACTAAATATCAGTTGGAACATTTAAAAAAGCGTATCAATCAGGAAATAGATCCTTTAATAGATCAGGCGCGTTTAAGCGTCAAATCTATTATTGCTGATCTTACTGAGGGCGCTGAACTAAAACTAGCCAAAAAAATAAAAGCTGATGTTGTTATAAAAGAACTTGAGAAGGCAATTGAGCAAGTTGAAATAAAACAGCGTAAGGCCATGACCTTTTTTGGTAAGATTAATAATAGAGATCTCAAGGAAAATTTGGGTTATAAATTCAAAAAATCTGATAGGGACAATTATTATAGATCTAGTTATGATAGGGGCATAACCCCTGAGGATTGCCGTTCTCAATTGAGAGAGTGGGCGCAATTTTTGGCCACAAAAGAGGCTGAAAAAACCCCTGAAGGTAAGAAGGTCAAGGAACTTGAATTGTATAAACAAAGCGCGATCAATTCAGTTTTTGAGTGTGGCGTTCCTGAACAATTAAATGTTGTGCTTGAAAAGGTTTTATCTGGCGTTGGTATTGTCTGGAATAAAACTAAGGCGCTTCAAATAACAAATGAGAGGTATAACTAATGATATATTTTATCATAAAAGAGCATCATTACGAAAACATTGAGAACTCATACGATATAGTCGCGTCAAGTAAAGATATTGACGCCATTAACGATAAATTAAGGGGTTATCAATTAATTAATGACGATAAAAATAACGTCTATTCAATAGTAAGGTATGAAAGCCCCTTATTATTGACTGAAGAGGTCGCATAATTTGACTAAATAGAGGTTTCAACGTATAACAATTGTACGTTGAAACCTGAAAAAAAATTATATCAAAAATTCAAAAAAAATACCCCCCTAATTCAACATACCAGACTTGAAACTTACATAAATTTAGGCGTTCCAGATATACTTTGTTATAATGATTTATGCGGTTTTTTTATGGTTGAGTTGAAATATACCACCACAAATAAGGTACGTTTCAGCCCCCACCAGATACTATTCCACACCCAAAAATCAAAGCGTAATTTTTTGTTATTACAACACACCCCGCCCCGCCTTCCCTCAACCATAAAACTTTATGAGAGCAAGTCTATTGAGGGGCTATTGTTAGATCATAGAGAAGTTAAACCAATCGCGGTCAACGATTGGTTATTAATTCAAAATAAATTAATAGGCATTAAAAACTAACCCCTATTCGCGAACCGCATATCTAATTTCTGCATACACTACATATAGTAGGTCAAGCATTATTATGGGATATTATGGGAGCATATTGTCACACAACTATAGGTTGTGCTTGTGCCCTTCGGGCCCACCCACCCTATATATTTTAAAACGACTCGCGCCCCACGAGTATTGCAGCTTTTGCATACAACCTGTGCTTGTGGGCTCGGGGCCCACCCTCCCTAAAAAAAATAAAAAAAAACCATAACCCTGGCAGCTCCAGGTCACATCCCCTCTGGACATTTTTAAGATGCAATTACCGCCAGGGTCTCGGCGGCCCGCGTTGGGCGGCCCCATAAGTGAGGCTTTACATTTACCGATTACCGCAATGTCTCCAATTACGGCCCTATTCCTACAATATCCCATAATAAATATAGTGTCAATAAAAAAATAAATATGGCTCGTTGCCTGCGGGCCCACCCACCCCATATAAAATATATAGCTTGTGACCTACGGGCCCACCCACCCTTATAAAAAAAATAAAAAAAGGGGCGATTGCTCGCCCCTTAATATTGATTTATCTTCGTACCGAAGCGCGCTTCAGTATCAGTTCTACCGCATTAAGATCATCGAAGCAGATGTATGGAAAACCAAATCCATCTCTTCTCTGTCTCATCGCAACTAGACCCAAAGCCGTAAGTCCTTTATTCATCTCGTGAATCTTTTCTTTACGATCTAGACCCTTTGCTTTTTTAGCTAGAACCTTTATTATTTTTCTAACTTTATTCATAGTTACACTATACCATATATTCCCATATAATACTATATGACATAATGTCGCATACAACCTATAGTTGTGCTTGTGAACTACGGGCCCACCCACCCCAGGATTTTTTTAAAAATAAAAAAATCCCCGAGCCGATGAACTCGGCTCGGGGTTGGTTGTTAAAAGTTTTGAATTATAAACCTATCGCTGTTGGGTATTTTAATTACTCGCGTCATCTCTTCTATTTCTTTTATATTCTTATAAATAATAGAACCATCTTCAAAATGACAATGTTGCTTTTGAAAGTCTTCAAGACTTTCATACTCAGTATATTCGCAACATAAAGCGATAGGATCAAACTCAAACTCTTGACCGATGTCATCTTCTAAGTCGGTCAAATACTCGTAGAGGGCTCTCAAGCCCTCATACGAAAATTGATTTTTTCTTTCTGCTGATTTTTGAAACCAATCACAGAAAGAAAACTCAGTCATTGTGTCTCTCATCTTTTCATCTCCTCTTCTACTTTTTTGTCGATTTCATCTAAAGCAAGTTCATAGATCTCGCCCAATGTCATCGTATTTTTTAATTGGACAAAGTGCATTCCATTTAATTCTAGTTTTGATTTTTTTTCTAGAATTAACTCCCAACACTTACGCTCCACGTTTGATTCTATATAGAACCAATAACCTTTATAGCTGTTTCTCATATCTTCTCACTTTCCGTGGTTAGGTTATACCCTAGCTTTTTTACTAGTTCGATTACCTCTGGGAGTAGGGTTTTATTCCCAGAGATCGCGGCGAATAGTTTCGCCTTATTGCAAATGGGGTAGACACGCTCCACCCCATAAACATTCTTTTTTGATACTACTAAATTCATTTGTAATATCCTTTTTGCTTTAAAAATTTATAAGCACTTTTTCTAGTTCTAGGTAATTTTGGGCCACTCACACCATCGAAACCAAGACGAGCCAAAACTTTTAATATATTTACTTTGGCACTCATTCTCATTCCAAATGTATTGATTGACTCAAACTCTAAAACATTAAGAGCTTGTTTAATTTGAAAAGTTTTTCTTTGTGCATCGTTTTCAAATGTAATCATTGTCATTATATCCCCGCTCTTTTTTTGATTTGAACAAGTTCAATTTCTCTGTTTGAGTCTTCTTCTAACTTGTTCCACGTTGAACCATTAAGAACCTTATCAACAATTTCTCTAATTGGTTTATTGCTGTGGCCATTACTATCCAACCACTGAATAACATCAACCAAAGCTGAGTGTTGTTTAAAGATTCTTTCGTTTGTTTTTTTCATATATACCTCTTTCTTTTTTCTTATCCTATTAGTATCACTTGCCTTATAAGGGTCAAGTTAAATCGTATAAATTCCCACAATTATTTTACTGTGATATATTTACTACATTCCGAAATTGCATAACTATATCTTGTGTCGATGCGACCGATTCGCTACCAGATATTGTGTGTTGCATTTTTACACATACTATATCTTGTGTTGTATTTTTATCACACACACAACATCTTGTGTTGCATAATTGCAACACTGCTCGTGACCTACGGGCCCACCCACCCAAATTAAACCCCTCTTCGAGGGGTCCCAAACCAAATCCAAAATACAAAAACAAACAGACCCCCCACACCCCTTTTTGCGCGCAGACTGTAGACATACACATATAGTGTAAGATTTAGACATAGACTTGCTTAAATTAGAAAATGGCAATATGATAGAGGGGGTACCCCTAAAAAAACAAAAACTGGTACAAAACAGAAATAAAAAAAATTCTGCAAAAATTTTTATGAAACAGGAGATTATAAATAAACTTCCACCCGACGCTCGAAAAGAATTTCTCAAATACGCGATCAAGTTATCTGAAAAAAAGAAACAGGGAAAAGTCAACAATGACTTCCTATCTTTTGTCCGCCACGTGTGGCCTGAATTTATTGAAGGCAAACATCACAAAGAGATCGCAGATAAATTTAACAAACTTGCATCTGGCGAGATCAAGAGATTAATTATTAATATGCCGCCAAGGCATACTAAATCAGAGTTTGCGTCCTACCTACTTCCCTCTTGGATGGTGGGACGAAAACCTGATCTTAAAATCATACAGACGACCCACACAACAGAACTCGCGATCCG